TTATTTTAATTGTTCAGTCGTATCAGGTACTTGAGTAACTTTGACTGACGCTTCTGACTTAACAGTTTTTGGTGCTTCAACTACACCACCGCCAGATAGTACACCCAATGCTCCCAAGATGGTCAGTACGGTATTAACTACTGCAACAATAGCAGTCCAGTCACCAGTAAACTTGATACCAAAGACTGATAACAATTGCTGCACCAGTACAATTAACAAAGAAACCAGACCGGCAATTACCTTTCCTGAATAACCGCCATCTGGATTCTTAAGTGCATTATTTATTTTTTGTAACATGTGTCATCCTTTCTGATTAATCACCAAACTTGTTATGTTTCCATACTTCAAGTCTAAGTAAACGTTCGCCGTGGTCTTGAGCCACTTTATTAGCGTCCTTCAATTGCTCTTTAATTTCTCGCAAATCTTCACGTAAATTATTGATTGATGTCACGATTGTGTTCTTTAACACCCACCAAAGCCCGCCCAACAGTGTCGCTCCCGCTCCAATTACTCCGAATGATATTTCCAATACTTTAAAGACGTCCATTAAAGCACCTCGTTAATTTGCAGGTGCTTCTGATTGAGCAGGTTCGTCATCTGGTACAGGTTCTGGTTCTGGTTCTGGTTCTGGAACAACAACTTGTGATTCAGCAATCAATTTCTTTGCCTTAGTAATTGCCAAAGTTGCTAAGTCTTCAGTGGTCGTTTGAAATGAGATACCGTCCTCTTCTGCAGTTAATCGAATTTGTCCACCAAAATAATTATCTGGCTCGACAAAATTAACCACCAAGTCGATAAAGTCGATGACCAGCCCTTTATCTGAGTTCTTAAGGCTGGTATTTGTGATTGATGTTGTTATGTTCATCGTGTCCTCCTTTAATCAATTGGATAAGAAACTTCAAATGAAGCCTTTGTACCTGAGTCAGTGCCTGATGTTGTTGATGAGGCACGTGAGACTTCACCATTGTCACCAATTAAAAAGTTTCCTGACTTATTGGCTGAAAAATATGACTCCCAAATCCAGTGTGGAGGTCTGTAACCAGCAGGCAACGTTGTGAACACTTTACCAACATCAACAGTAACATCCAGCACTTGAATGTAAACAACACCATTCAGCAAACGATAACGAGCAACAGTGGCTGTCACACCACTGGCAAGAGACATATTATTCCAACCAGAGTCGGTCATCAAGGTACCACCAATTGTGGTGTTACCAGAAAACGTCTTATTACCTGCAACGGTTTCATTACCTGTATTGTGAACTACTTGACTATCTTGTGCCAGTAAGGTAGAAGTTGGGGTGATCAAAGGTGTCCAACCAGAACCCGTGTACTTGTCAAGGTAACCACCACTTGATAAGCGGAATGCAGGTCCAAGGGTAGGATAACCTGATTGTTGACCTGGCATGAAGTAGATATATCCGTCTGCGGTGATAATTGTATGCTCATTACCGTGGTCGGAAATAGGTAAACCAGAGGCTGATGTATCAGCTAACCCATCATTGATGGCATCACCAAGTCCTTTTGCAGACTCTCCACCACCAACAATCGTAAGACCACCTGCACCTAACGTAACACCACTTCCATGACTAAACCCAGAGTAGTAGTGTCCAATGGCTTGTTTAATATTAAGATTTGTATCGTTCATCTCAAGGAATGGGGTAGCACCTGCTGAAGGGACGTGTTTGTATAACCAATCTGCCTCCATGATATGACTGACTTTTACGTCAGTAAAACTTTTTGTTCCTGTTGCCGATTGGTCCCCTGTGGTATTAACAGTCTTGCTGTAGTCCACAACGCCATCTTTACCAGCAGGACCTTGCGGACCAGTATCCCCTTTATCACCTTTTGGTCCTTGGATACCTTGTTTTCCCTGTATTCCTTGCGGACCTTGTGGACCAGTGTCTCCCTTATCACCTTTGGCAATCGTCTTCACATAATTAGCAACTGTTTTGTCCATTGCTGTTTTGACATCTGCTAAAACAGTGTCAAATGTTATTTGCGGGACTAACACACCTTCTGTGGCATGTAAGTTCTTATTGATGGTGAATGTGGCATACCCTTCCGTTGGAAATACTGAGACATCACCATCTTTATCTATCACTTTAATTTCAATGAAATACGTATCAGGAGTTAACTTTTGCAATTGGCTGTCCTTAAAGTCCAAGTCAATTTCAGTTCCATTACTTACCAAATCGATGTCAAATAAAAAGCCACTGGCATTCGCAACAGTAGCTGTAATCTGCTTATTAGTTAAGTCTTGGACAACACCATGATCCCATGCCTGTAACTTCATGATGCCATTGGTGTCGGCAACTTTATTTTGGTTGTCATTTAACCGTTTTAATAATTTCGACATGTGTCCTCCTTCTTAAACGTAATACACGACTTCACCTGATACCCAGTAAAATGCATCGGCATTGTTAATGCTGTCCCAGTTAAGTCCAACACTGACTGATGCCTGATTGACATAGTCAGAATTTTGGTGGGCGATGTCAAATGAACCTAACACAATATTTGAGGCGGTACGTAACACAGCAGGTGACCATACCTCGGAATTAGGACTTGCCCAGTCTGGTAAGTTGGCAATGATTGTGCGATGAGTTCGGTTACCACCGTAAATACTGAAGCGTACCAAGATTTTGCCTGGTGCAATCTCAGTAACGTATGAGAACAGTGCCGTTTGACCTGAGTTGTTCTTCCAACCATTTTGCAATTTCAATTCGGCATATCGTAACTCACCAGATAGGCTGTTGGTTGTAATGAAATCAACGCCCATTGCTAACAATGCATCACGCTTTGAATCATCTGCTGTCGTCCATGCCCCGACTTTTAAGCCAGCATCATGTGCCAATTGGACGTTGCGAGCATTAAAGTGTGAATTGGTATAATCAGCATCAATTCCTGAATTAACGCCCAAGGCAACTGCTTTATCAATTAAGTCTTGTGTGAAATCACTGGTTAAGTAAGAAACTTCCACCAATGGTAAGCGCTTCTTAATTTCAATCAATGAGTTGTAATCGAATGAAATGAACATCATTTCCTTTTCAACGTTAAATTTCTTGATGATTGCCACCAAACTGTCATAAGAAGCTGAGGTGTAATTATCGGTGCGGCCCTTTTTAATTTCGATAACAGGGGTTAACCGCGTGTCCTTGGCAACTGTCAAAGCCTCTTCCAATGATGGAATAACCAATTCAGATGCCGTATAACGAGAAGCGGAATTTCCCTTACTGATTGGGATATTGCGTAATTGATCGAAGGTATAACTTGAAATAGCACCAGTTTTTGCGGTCATACGGTTAATGTCTCCATCGTGCATAACCACCCAGCGTCCATCAGATGTTTGGTGGATGTCAATCTCGTATCCAGAATGATTGCTGATTTTCTTCAAAGCAGGCAATGAGTTCTCAGGGGCAATTGCTTGCGCACCTCGATGAGCAAAGAAACGAGCTCCTCGCCTAAATGCTTCATGACCCAATGCATCTGCGTATGAGTGTCCTGCAAAGTTATCACTGTTGCTTGCCGTCTTAGCTTTATCAGCTGTACCGTGCAAATCTGCTGTGATGCCACCCTTAACGGTTAATGACTTGTTGAATGTGTTATCACTGTTCAATAAAGCCGCTTGTTTATTGTTTACAGCGTCCGTTAAGGATTGAATTTTACCTTCCAGCGTATTGTAATAGGCTGATAAGTCGTCAATTTTTTTATCAACGTCTGCAATCATATTATCCACACTTGATAAGTAATCTTGTGACGCATTGGCTGAGATAATAACGCCATTCTCAAAGACTGTAAATGTAATGGGAATTGACGTAATTTTAACGCCTTTATTATCAACCACGGCAATGTAGGCCTCTTGTACGTCACCAGAAGCTTGGTACACTTCTGCTGGAATAATCAAGCTAAACAACCCACCTTCATCGGATACACGTTCGTTGATACCGTGAATAACCTTAATCTTTCCTGCTGAGTCTTTGACTTCCAATTGCACGTCTTGACCAGTTAAATTGTGTGGGAATTTTCCATCCTTTAAGGCGAAGTATACAATTCGTCCATTATCTCCTTGACGTCCAGATAACTCATCAATCAGCGTTGCATCAGTTTTTGCTAACGTTGTATCAAGAATAACGAAACGTCCTTGTTTATCTGCCATGTTATTTACCCTCCATTAATCCATTTAATTTCATAATTACTTTTATAGATTCAAAATTATGCGTTAGTAAATCTAAAGTTTGATTATATACAGATATTAATTCATTTAAGTCACTCCCCTTATTATCATAGAATACGGCACTAACCTGAATATCGCCGAATGGGTTTAAATTATAATGTCCCAAAATATCCACCAACCGATTGTGTTCATTAATTAAACGAAGTAAGCTAGTGATCAAAAATGAATAAGTATCTTCATTAAAAATAGTGATAATGAACGGCCCAACAGGAGCAGGCATATAGTCAATTAATAAATAATAATTTAGGTCACTGTAAATACTTTGTAAGTCATCATCGACTTGCTGTAGTTTTGTTGTATCAATCATGCACTACTCCTTCTTAACCACAGTTAATTTACCAGTATCATCAACAGTTAGTTCAAATTCAGTGCCATTCGGGCTTTCCAACCTGATTAATTTAGCTTTGCCCGCAATGGCCTCCCAGTGAGTGTAAGCGTACGTTTTATTACCCTTATCATCGGAGAATTGAAAAATAGGTGTTTCTATCACTGGATTTGTCGTTGTCGTTGTTGTTGTCGTTTCATGTACTTGCTTATCTGATTGCAACAGCTTGTGCCAACTATCTGCGTCACCATAAAACAAATCTAAATCCAAGTTGCCCACATAACCAGCCAAACGTCCATATCCTGTGTATTGGCGGATAACAGGTTTACCAAAACTGCCCCAAGCTGTGCCATCTTCCCAGGGTTCTGATTGATAGCCTATATGGGCAGTCGAAGCATATTGTGCGCCCCACAAGTCGTACTCTTTTGATACTGCTGACCAGTCGTATTGGTTAATCACACTCTTCGATGTGTAAAGCAAAGGACGTATCCCTGTTGCTTGGTAAACCGTGTCCAGAAATGCCTTGGCATAAGTTGGACCACCTACAATTGCTTCACCTTCAAAGTCCAGTGCCAATAAGGCTTTACCTATGTAACCTTTGATGTTACTCAAAAAGAACTTGGCTTCGGCAATTGCTCCAGCTCCTGTTGCATAATGATAAACACCCACCAACTTATTCAGTTTCATGGATTGTTGAATTTGTGCATCTGCGACTGGTGAGACATAATCGGTGCCTTCGGTGGTTTTTACGATAACAAAATCACTGTCAACTTTTGATAAGTCAATATCAGGTTGCCAATTTGAAATATCTATACCATTTAATGTCATTCTTTTACCACACCTATCTTCCACATTTTACGGTTATTATTACTGTCGATAATAGACGTCACATTTTCTTGAATTTTTGACAATGTTTTACCTAAGCTCTCATTACTATTGCGAGCTTTTTGCAAAGCAGCATAGTTGTGTGCATAGTCAAATAGCTTGTTACCAAAAGTCACTGTATCATTTTGCTTAGCATCTTGCGGATAGAATGTCTTACCAATAATGCGTACATCAACTTCTACACCTAAACGATCCTTAATGAGTCCGGAATTTCCAATAACAACCTGATTAATATCGGACAATTTGGCATGATGTTCAAATTCAGCACGTTCCATCGTATATTGAACGATTGGATAATCTTGTAATTGTGATTTAATATAATTTAGCAACGAATTATTATCCGTAAAGCGATCATCTTGGATGGTTACTGCTTGTTTAACACCCCAAATCGTTTGCGCTGGACTATTATATTCAGCTGTTGCTGCATAAGTACCATCGTCATTTTGCTTGCCAATTCCTTTAATCTTGGTGCGAATATTACTATAATCTTCGGTCCATTGAATTTTGCTGGCATTATAGCCGTCAATAAAAATGAATTGATCAGTTTTACCAAGCATTTTATAGATGTGAATCGTCCAGTTATCAAGATAAAATTCAAAACCAAAATTATCTTTTAAATTATTCATTAACAAGGAGTCAGCATAATCTGCGCCAAAACCATCACTAAATGAATAATTAGAGAACGAATCATGTATTACATAGTTGAATGAAGTTCCATCCGTAATTAATTTCATACACTGATCTAAACTCTGTGTATTAGTTAATTTATTTTCAACATACTTATCATGTAAATCTATGCCAACATGTACAGCTGATACCTGATAAGTACGAACATCACCAGACGAAATGGGATTAACATTACTAAGCCTAAACCATTGGCCCGTTTCAGGAACAAGCAGTCTGGTTTGAGGTATCATAGCTTCCGCAGCTATTTTATTACGACCATCAGCAGTAAAACTAAATGATAATGTGCTTAACTCATTTATTGTCTCTGTAATAGACAATCCAGTGACAATAACAGGCACTTCATCAAGATTAGTTGTGTATGCATAAATTATATTTGCCATTAATAATAAAACCTCGTTTCAAAAGAAATCGTGAAGCCACTAGCTCCTAAAATCTCTATGTCATTGTAGCCTCGTGCAAAATCCAAAAAACTACGACTTGAATAATCATTCCCTAATCTTTGAATACCATTAACAATTGGCACCAGCCCAATCAACTGAAAACTATCACTACTTGCAATCGCTTTTTTGTAATAAAAAGATTGATTGGTCGTATTATTTTTAATAGTCAATCCTTGTGGTGCACTACCTTTAAATGTAATTGTTACTGGCCTTTCATCTGCTAATAATGGAATGACCGATGGGTTATAAATCTTAAAATGTGACGTTGAAAACTCATATTGATAATCATCAAATGGCACACCCAAACTAGCATCATAAATTTTGCCATTAATCGTTGCTGTTTTTAAGGTAGTTGCAATACTTTCAGCAAAACCTTCATAGCAAATCAGACTAATGGCAATATTTTTCGCTTTCCAGTAGTTACCTAATCTAGGATAAGCAAAGGCATCAGCGACAACCTTCCACCTCATAAATGGTGTGCGTAAATTAATCACATAAAAAGGCTCATCGCTACTAAAAATTTTTAGTACTTTGAGCCTTTGCAATTCATAATCAAAATTATCATGTGCGAACACATCAAATGTGATGGGAATGGTTGTCTGCGTAACCTGTGTACCAGTTAAGGTAGCTCCATAATCACTAGTCTGCGCATAAGTATGTGCATATGCCGGTGATGGTGGATCAAAAGTAACAACACGAATGCCTTCTGCCCCTAAATCATAGACAGTTCCATCTAACTTTTGAATTAAAATGTCACTCTTGAATTTAGTAGCCATACATATTACCTGTTGTTTGTCCTTTCAATTGAATGTCTTGATTTTGCAATATCTTAATCTTTGGATAAGTTGCCCGAGCAACTTCACCACTATCTAACTGAACCACCATATGAACATCACCACTTAGATCAATGCCGCCATTTGTTTGACCACTATTTTGAGTATGTGATACATGTGGTAATTGCGTAATCATATTAGACTGCGAACCAGTCTTAGCGGTGTTAATTACCTGTGATAACTTTGCAGCAAAACTATTCGGTTGTTTGTCAGCAGTTTCTTTAATTGAACCTAGGATGGTTTCATCAGCGCTATGACGATTTGGATTAATTACCCACTCATCTTCGCCATCAACTTCACCAACTAGACCAACACCGTTTGTACGACCACCATTAGCATACCAGTGATGACTACGCCAGAAATTGTAAGCATGATCAATACCACCATAACGGTCGTTAACATAACTCTTCATCCACTTTAATTGTGTAATGGGATTAGACATATAATCTGATCCAAATGACGCCATTTTTGATGGTGGTAGTGCTTGACCTATACCATAGGCACTTGAACCTGGGTTCTTAGCTCTAGGATTCCAACCAGATTCATGATTGATAATGTAGTTCCACTTATCAAAGTCGCCGTGAATACCTGCTTGCCTTAACCAATGCTTATGTGAACCACTTGGTGCTGCACTACTTCCAGCTTGGTCGCCACCACCGTTAAATGAACCAAGTAAGTTGCTCATCATATCTGAAACCCAATCAAACATACCACCTACTTGAGATCTAATTAATTTTTGTAATGGTGAGTCCGACTTATTTGAATCTGATTTAGAACGTGCTGCACTACGCCCAAAGTTTAAGAATGTTGTTGCATCACCAAACTTTAGACCGCTAGATTTGTAGTACTTTCCATTACCAGCATAGTTATAACCTTCTTCGCTATAACGGCCGTTATTAACGCCTGTAACAACTGAAACGTGATTACCATACTTAGATCCATTAGAATAAACCGCAATATCACCAACACTAGGCGTACTCTTATGCTTAACATGAGCACTAGTCCAATTAGAACCATTACCTAAGCCTGTGAACAAACTTGGTTTAACTCCAACATTTGCCAAGCGACTGGCAACGAATGATACACACTCTCTAAAGAAGTAACCCCACGGATCACCACTTGGAGCTCCTTCATCCTTGCTTTTATTCTTAAAACGATAATCATCACCTAAACCACCGCCACCACTACCAGACATGGTGTCTTTTAGCATGTTCCACAATTCATGCCACCAATTGTTTTGTTGCCCCTTAACACCATTATTGCCACCGACAGCAGATCCTAATGAACTAATTGCTGAACCAGCTAAGTTACCAATTCCTTTGGTCATCGGACTAAATATTTTATCTTCAATGTACTTTACTGGGTGCATTGCAATTCCCAAAAAGTCCTTGGCTTTACCAGTTGCAGATGAAATAGCATCTCCAATGTCACCAGCTACGTCACCAAAGAAATGTTTAACATCACCGAACCAATCATTTGTTCCATTTGCAAACATGTGACCAGCTAACATGGCATGAGTAACACCAGCTGGCACAACAGTTTCACCACCTTCAAAATTAACTAGTCGATTACGACCAGATAAGATTGATCCGTTACCTTGATTATCAATAATCAACTCTTGACCTGTTGGACTATCAAAACCGTCATTAACCATTGCCAAACCACTTGGCGCACCAGTCGTACCAGTAGCCAACTTCTTTAATGGTTTAATTGTTTGCTTTTTTCCACCGAAATCATGAATGACCCCATTAATACCACCAACACCAGTATTAATAAAGCCAATGATACCGTTCATACCATCTTTAGCTAAACCTTGAATATCTTTCCAAATATCACTAAAGAAATCTCGAATACCAGTCCAAATGTTGGCCCATGTCTTAGAAATACCATCACCAAAATTACTTAATCCGCCACTAAGCCAGTTCCAAGCCTTTGATGCTGTATTCTTTATGCCATGCTTACCATTCCAGATATCATCGAAGAAGTCTGCAATAGCTCCCCAAACCTTGTTCCAGGTTTTTGAAATACCACTCAACACTTTATCCATAACACTACTAATTGCATTAATAGCATCGTTGAACAATCGCTTAATACCATGTTTACCATTCCAAATATCGTCAAAAATGTCTGAAATTTTGTTCCATGTCTTTGACCATGTTTTTGAAATATCTTTTAGAACATCACCTAACACATCTGAAATCGCATTGATAGCGTCACTAAATAGCCGTTTGATGCCATGCTTTCCATTCCAAAGTTCATCAAAGAAATCGGCAATAGCATCCCAAACTTTAGTCCACGTTTTTTGAACGGGCTGCCATACTTTTCTTAAAAAATCTGTTAAACCGTTCCAAATTTTTTTAACATCTTTAACTAAACTATTAAAAATTTTCTTTAAAGGTTTAACTAGTGGCTTGGTAATTGCTATATCAATACCAATTGGTAGTGCTAAAGCGTAAAGCATTACTTTACCAAACCCAATAGCAATTTTCTTGACAGCTTTAATGAATTTGTCCCAACCTTTTTGGAAACCTTTAACAAGGCCACTAAACCAATCACCTATGGCATCAGCACCATTACCGATTGATTTACCAATACCTTTAAACCACTTACCAATATTTTTAACAAATTTATGGATGTTCTTACCGCCATTACTAAATGACTTACCGACACCCTTAAAGAAATCACCTATGGCATCAAAAGCATTGCCGAACCATTTACCAACACCTTTCGCAAAATCAACGGCTGCATCAACCAAACCATTCACAAAATTGCGGAATTTTTTACTATGCTTATATAGTTCAACTAATCCAACAGCTAGTCCAACAAGCGCAACGACAAGGATAGAAATCCAATTAGCCTTAGCCACAGCATTAAATATTGCTTGTGCTGCAGCTGCTAACTTCAAATTTTTAGTAACTAACATTAAGCCACCGACAAAGTCACTAATTTTCTTAACTGCAAATGCTGCAACCAATGCAGCTCCCAAAGACTTAATAGCACCCTTGTGATCAGCAATCGTCTTTAATACATGATTAACCGTCTTTAATGGGTCGTGTGCTTTCTTACTGTTCTTATTAATTAAACCAAACATATCAGCGATAGTTGTAAGTGTTGACTTAGCAGCATCCCACGCACCACCAATTAAATCAGCAGCAATATCTTTTACACTACCAAATATGCCAGATATATCCTTAGAATGGGCTGTAATATAACTGATTAAGCCATTAAGTTTATTCACCATCGGCTTGGTATCAAAATTATCAATTGATTTAGATATATTAGAAACCATCTTAATTCCGACTTTGCTAGAACTATCAAAAGCACTTTGCAATTTATTAGTTAAGCCTTCACGCAAACCATCAACGGCTTGTCCAACTGTCTTATAATTGGTTGCCATTTTTGTGAAGTTATCACTCGTTCCAGCCTTAGTAATTCCATCAAACAAATCTTGAGTAGCAACTTGACCATTTTGAACTTTTTGAGTTAGTTCACCTACAGACATACCCATAGATTTAGCAACAGCTGACATTCCAGCAGGTGATTGTTCAAGAATTAACTTAAAGTCTTCCCATGCGACCTTTGGCTTAGATGCCATTTGAGTAGCTTGTTGGCTCAGTGTTTTCATTGCTTGCTTCGGATCTTCCGATGCAGCAGCTAGACCACCAAAACCTTTAACTAGTTCAGTAGTATTTTTAGTACCAACTGCAGCTAGTTGTGCATAAGTAGAAGCCATATCAGAAGCTGAATAAATAGATTTCTGTGCAAAGTCTTGTAGTTCTTTCTTAACGTTTCTGATTTCTTTATCTGACTTACCAAATTCATGCATATTATCCCTAAAGGTTTGCCAAGCCTTGCTTGACTCATCTAAGTCCGAAATGATAGACTCAAAACCACCTGTTAGAGCAGTAACACCTTTGAAGACTACATTACCAGCAAATGTACCTAACATAACGTCTTTCAAATTAGAAAACTTATGTTTGGTTTTCTCAGCCTCTGACTGCAACCTTTGCAATTCAGGACTAGCATTATTATTTAACTGTAGTTGCGTGATGTACTTACTAGGTATCTTACGCAGTAATTGCTCAAAATTAATTACTTCACCTTTTTCAGCTCGTGTTTTTAAATCAGTGACTGTTTTCTTCGGTAATTTTTTGAGTAGTTTATCAAAGTTATCAATACCTGCATTTTTGGCTTGCGTTTCTAATGAGACAACCTTTTTCTTTGGCATATTTTGAATATACTTTTCAAAGTCGATTGCCTCTCCTTTTTCTGCTTTGGCGAGTAATTCAGTTCGCTTTTCTTCCGGCAATTCATTCAGCAAGCCTTTAAAATCAGCAATGCCTTCCTTGTTAGCCTTTGCCTCCAACTTTGCAATCAATGGTTCATCACCAAACGACTTTTTGAATGTCTCGTGGCCTTCTTTTCCCTGTTGTTCAGCCTTCGATTTGAATTCTGACCAAGTTTTATCTGTTTGGTCATTAAGAATTAAATCAATATTAACTGCACCATCTGCCATTTATATTCCTCCTTTCCTTAAAACTAATCACTGTTCGCAAATAAACCATCAAAAATATTAGATGCATTCCCACTAAAGGTGTCATCTGCCTTGTTTTTATCTAATTGATAGTACATTTGCGCTTCAGCTATCAGGCCTGCTTGTTGTGCATTGTCCTTGTAATTTGATAGATCATCATTACGAATCTGTCGAATACGATTGATTGGTGTTTTTTTACCAAGATTGTCAAACAACGCTTTAAAAGTATCCCAATGCATGCGATCTATTTCATTATTCAAATCAATATGATAATCACTCATAAATGAAGCATAGATAGCTGCAGCGTCTTGTTCAAAATCATAGTCAGCTATATTTTGAATTGGTTCATTTTCTGTATCTGATGCATCGCCATCTTCAAAGTTGCCATAAGGTGTTGCATTAATATAAGTAAATAAATTAGCAACGATACTTCCTTTAGTTGCTAAATCATTTGTCTGTAAATCAACTGAAAATAGATTAAAACATTGATTTATCTTATCAACATCACTTAATGTTTCATTATCTAGCACACCAAACGCCTTGATCACTCGATTAAAAGCTAAATTGACATGATAGATATGCCCAGCTAAATCAATAGTTTGTTCAGGTCGTTTAGTGAATGAAAACATTAACCATTATCCTTTCCACGACGTTGCTTACGGTTTGACCCATACTTTTGCTTAAGTTCATCATCTTGACCAGCTTCAAAAATAGCTTGTGCGATCTTAGTAATAGTGACAGTACGGTTATCAGCATAATGTACAATTTCATCAGCTTCTTTCTGACCTAATGCAGCAACTAAATAATCTTTTGAAATAGACAACATTTCAGCATACCCATCATTAACGATTTTACGTTGCTCATCCAAAGTCAAATCTTCATCATAATCAGCCTTTTTAATATCATTAAATAATTGACCAGTTTTTAGCATAACATCAGAAAATTCACGATCTAACTCTGCCGTATAGCGAACAGTATATGTTTTTTTACCGATAACAAAATTTTCTGACTTGATAACCAAACTTGTAATATTAATTGCCATGTGTACATTCTCCTATAATTTTAAGTGATAAAAAATTGGGCTTTTCACCCATTCGGTAGTTACTAGCTTACTGGCTTATTTGACCTTTTGAATGGCTTCCACATACTTGTATGACGCCTTATCTTTGTTGACATGCGATAAATCATCAGCAAATGGTTCTTTACCGATATAAGCGCCTTTGTAGAACAAATCTTTCATAGCTTCTGTCACACCAGAGTTATGGTAAATCTTGTGCTTATCCCAGCTATCAATATTATCCACCGCCCAACTAAACGATAGCTCATCTGTTACAACTGGTTGAATGCCAAAATAAGCAAGGTTCCAAACCTGGGAGTACATCTCTGCCGTCCAGATCTGCAAACCACCAGCTAACTCATGATTGTCGTTTGTCTTATCGGGTATTGATTTAAAATACTGATAAAAGGCAATGCAGTCATGGTAAACTTTCTCCCAATAACTCGCTGTAGGTTGTTTAATAAACCATTGCGCACCACCCATGCCAGCATTGATAGCTTTTAATTGATTAGTGGTAACCTGTGCAATGTCATTCATTCCCTGGACGATTTCATCACCAAACGGACGTGCTTGAACGTAATTGTAACTGGTGTAACCTATCGTATCCGCACAATACCACTTATTGCTTGATAAATCATCAGGGACAACAGGTAACTCACGAAATAGGACATCACTATCAACATACAAATACGTTTCTTGCTCTCGTTCTTTACTCTCTGATAAATACTGCCACCATAGGTAAGGACGAATACTAGGAATGTATGAACGTGTCGTCCGCCTATCCTTGTAGGTATAGGCTTGAACACCAAACTCACGCCTAAAATAACGGGCATAACCATCCTCATCCTCTTCACTAGCAAATAAAAGCACTACATCATTCAGTGGAAAATGTAGTGCTTTTAAATTGGTTAATAAGACTTTCAATTCCCACTTAAAGCGGATGACCGCTGGTTGACATAGAACAATTTTCATCTAGTTAAACCTTCTTTGTTGTTGTAGTAGTCTCAGGTGCTACTATTGTTGGTACGACTAGACTCTTGTGGTCGTTGTCGTTGTTGTCGTTGTAGTTTTATCGTCTACTTTTTGTGGCTTACCATTGGCAGCTAGTGTAAAGCTAAATGTTTGCTTAACATTGGCAGCACCACCAAATGGCACAACAGATACCAATGTCGCTGAAAATACTAATTGCTTACCTGATGGATCAGTCCAACGAGCTAATGTACGTAATGAATCTCCGACTTCAATAAATTTGTCAGCAACATAGTCTTGGGCAGCATCTCCGTTTACACGGTGACCAGTAATCGCAAATTGCACTGCCTTACCAGTAACATCATGGTCAGAGAATCCTTCTCCAGTCCAATATGGCGTTGTGTCGGCTGTTTCAGCAGCGGATGGTGTAATAGTTTGAATACCTGCTGCAATTGGTGCCCATGAGGCACTCTCGATATCATCTAGAGAGTTACTACCTGTCGTATCAATTTCTAATTTGTTCTTGTAATTTAGGTTAAATTCAGTTTTAGCCATGTTAAATCCTTTCTTAAATAGTTAAGTTAGCAGATCCTGATAAGGACCATACTGTCATTTTGTTTTTTTCACCCTCAAGTTCAGGCTGATTCAAATTCATTTGATTGAATTTATAAGAGCCATTAGAACTCATAATCATCAAATCATCTTTAGCAAGTGCACCATAGATAGCCCACATGATTGCGGCAGTATCTTCTGCTGATGCCTCTTGAACCATCAACTCCCATTTGAAGTCCATTTCTTTAGTGGTATCCCAATATGAGGTCGTTGCTCGCCCACCAGGAACAGGAAATAAGGCAATGCTTGGATCATCAGTTAAAAAAGATAGTTGCACTGGTAAAGGTAGATTTAAATGAACATTCAAATATGTCGCTAGTTGTTCCATAAAATCGTTGTCATTCATTCATGTAACCCCCTTTTAAATGTATCTATCCAATCATCCATGTGATCGCTTTTAGCTTTCTCATCCCATTTTGGTCCAGTTCCTTCAGTTGTGTAATGGTGAAAGGAAACAATACCATTTGTTCCGTAATACTGAGCACGAGCATAAACGGCACCATATGAAAGACGATCAGGCGTAATAGTTACATTAGCTCTTAATCCTCCTTTTCTTAAAGGCACATATGCTTCCATGTCATTAGCCATTTGACTAGCTAATGCTAATTTAGCTTTTTGCTTATTAGTACTGCTGAGTAATTGATCTACATTACTAACATCGAGATGTATAGCCATATCTGCCATTAAATCACCTCTATTTCATAACTGAATATCCCATCTGAAAATGGATAACTAAAAGATTTAATAGCGGTAATTTTATGGACGACATTGTCAAACATTACCTTGCCACCCAACCACTCATCATTAAACGATGCCTCTGGTGTGAATTGTGGATAAACAAATAATTTAGCTGGCTTAGTTCTGTCTTTGTTATTATTTGTACCTTGTGTACTAATAACCTCTTCAAAGCGAACATTACTAAGCACTTGCCAGATAGGTTCTTCGTCTTCACCATATAGCGTTTTGTCTTTTGTAGGTGTTGGTTTAGCTACTTGCACTGTATGGACTAATAATCGCTTGTTAACGAACATAATTCACTCCTTTGTACAATAAACCAATCGCTCCTAGAATTGACATTACATCAGGCGATAGATAAAGCTGTGTATCAGATGAGCTATTATTACTGGTGCTCTTTTGAACACTTGTAGCTCCAATAGTTGAAGATGAAATATTACTCGCTTCTCGTGCATCTGACGCTGTTTCAATACCAGTTTTAGCAATGTACTCTATCTGTAAGCCAACAGCCTGTTTAAATTGTTCTTTCATCCAATCTGGCCATTGATCAATAAGTCCATTGTCCTTCACTAGACGAAAATGAGTTACTGAATTAATGGCCATGGTTGCACGCATCAGAACCTTATCGAAAGACGCTTCATCAATATCTTGAAAATGAAATTGTCTGTATTCGTCAAACGTTAGATAGGCCATAATTAAACACCTCCTATTCTGCTTCAACCTTTGCACTATTGTTTGTGGTTGTTACTTTACTAAGCTTTGGTGGTTGTGGTTGTGGTTGTGCTGCTCGATTTATCAGCTGAACGAACAATTAAAGCATCGTTAGCAATTGCTACACCATAATGTTGGTCAGCATTAAACTTTGTTAGCTTATGGTCAATATCTCGTGCTGATTCAGCCATCAAGTCACGCTTTAGATAAATCTTCAAAGCTCCTGGTTTAGCAGCAACAAATTGCCCTTTAGCTAATTTCTTAGAACGTACAATCTCCCATCCAAGTAACTCACCAAACGCTCCATTAACCAAGATGTTATCACCTAGTTCTGAAGAACGAGTCCAGTTATTGGTAGCTGCTTTACGTAAGTCAGCAGCATCCTTATATGACAAGAACAAAACACCTGTTTGGTCTGTTGTTTGTCCCTCAATAGCATCAGGAGCATCCACAAATGTTGCTTCAATCTTATCAATCAAATCTAAATCAATCGAAGCACCGGCAAGCGTTAATGGTGCCGTTAAAGCAGTAGCTAAAACATCATTGTCAATCTTTGAAGCGATTGACATACGAATTTGGCGTTGTGCTTCACCAACTGGATCACCATATCCAGATAGAACAGCTTCATCAGTTAGTTCAACACCTTTTGCTGCTTTCTTAATACCAATCTTACGAGAGGTTGTTTCTAGCAAGTCGTAATCAATTGCAGCTCCTTCAGCTACATCTACCGCATCACCAATATACTTGTATGATGGTACAGTCACTTCATCTCCTGGGCGACCTTGTAACGTTGTATCAAGTTGCGCAATACCTGTAAACTTCAATGCTTGGGGTAGTTGCGCTTGAATCATAGCTCCCATTACCTCGGGATCAATCATATTTTTTAGTTGTGTAACTGGCATTATTTGTCTCCTCCTACTAATGCTTGATATTGTGATGGACTATCAGCTTTTAATGCTGATAGTTCTTGGTATGAATAGTCAGCTAAGGCTTTAGTCCCATTTCCACCATTCGGATTTGGATTACCTGCTGGTGTAATGTTTGGCTTGCCTGCGCCACTATCCTTTGTTTCTGCAAATAAGAAATCATTGTCCTTTTTAACTGCTTCAAGTTGTTCAGATAGTCCAATAAGCTTGCCGTTATCATCAAAGTTGACCTTTTCAGTGTCTAACAATGCCTTAACAGCCTTTTCATTCTTGGCTCCTGCCTGACTTAATGCTGCTGAAATTTCGTAATCCTTCTTAGTTGCTTGTAATTGCTTTTCAGCATTGGCTTTTGATTCATCGAACTGCTTTTGTAAGTCCTTGAGCTGGTTTTGTAGATCGCTTCCCTTTTCTGCTTTCTTCTGCGCTTCTTTGAGCTGACCATTGACTTCATCAAGTTGTGTCTTAAGTGAGTCACGTTCCTGCTCAGCAGTTGCTTTAGCTTGCTTCAATGGGTTGATTTCATTACCAAACTCAGCCATGACTGAACGAATTTGATCATCGTTTAAACCAATACCTTGTAGTGTTTCGGTCTTCATACGTCCTCCTAAGCTGTTGATTAGCGAGCCAGCTCTCGCACAGATTTATTGCATGAAAAAAGAACAGTTTAATGACATATTCAGGTCAATATTCTGTATCAAGTCCAATTGTTGGTGGATTGTCTTATCCCTAATCGTCAGCGATTAATACCTTTTTATCATTATTTTTTTGTTTTACTTTGCATGTTTAGCTTGTAAATATCGACTAATTTCTTATTCTTGTATATTTTCTCTAGTGAATAATCACGATGTAAGAAATCATTATTATCAATTAACTTACGCAATCCTAACCTACGATTAGACAATAGCGATTGATACCGCTGTATAAGTTTATCGTCACCTAATTGTGTAGCTGCTTCTAACTTGTACTTTGCCTCTCTAATACCACGCTCAAACGACCGTTGACTAGCCTGTTTTTCACCGTTAGCAATCGCTTGCTTGGGTTCAGGAATATCAACGTCAGGTAGTCTATTCACACCAATAATGAATGGTGTCAATGTATGATGACAATTGATTCCTAAGGTTCCGCCAGGTTCACCATAGCCATGATCATAAATTGAGGCAACGTAACCAATATCTTTATCATGACTATGAAAGCCATCAACTTGCTTAGTGACTATATGCCCTTGAATTGGTGCACAGGCAGGACGTGAAGCAGCATGCGAACTCATTAGAAAAGTATCAATGCCTAATCTATCAGCTGCACTAGTACGCATTTCATTGTAAACACGGTAAGTAGTTGATTGCATCACTGTATCTGCATATCGTTCAATGGACCATGTATGGCCACCTTTATCAATGAAACCTGATGGAATGCCTTTGTCTATCCATTTCATGACTGTATCAGAAACGGCCTTATCAGGAGATTTAAGCCCCGTTGTGACCTCTGCAACTGATTGTTCAATAATCTTTTGATAAACTCGCATAGTTGCATTATCGGACATATTAGTGGTTAATAACGTTTGATTAACTAAGTTATCAATATCCAAGAATGTTTGTTGTGCATAATTAGCTAATGTTTCTTGAACACTGTTATAGCTGAGCGTCGTTGTATTTAAGTCATCTGCAATTTGTTCAGCGGTATTTTGGTAGACTTTTAACCCTTCGTTTTGGATAATCTCATCAATCAGTTTACTAGCAACACCAGTCTGTTTAGCGACATATGCAATATTTTCTTCATTAAGCATATGCATATCATTCAGCTTTTCAAGTTGCCATAAATAGGGATTATCTTTTAAATCAGCAACTCCACGCTTTTTAATTCGTCTAATCATACGAATAAATAACTCTTGTGCCATATTGCTGTATATATCACCAACAACCGAAGCACCTAACAACATTTGGTCATCGTTTACTTTAGCCATTATTCATCACCAACTACATTATCGTACATTGATTGATCCAAAGCGCTTGGAACTGGCTCAGATTCATCAGCAATTTCTTGTAATATCTCCATTGCTTCATCTTCTGGGACATCAAGGACTTTCATAATGGCACGTTTCTTTGAAATTAATCCAGCTGTTACGGCTTGCGTATAGTAAGCTAATTGCACGTTTTTATCAGTAAACACACCATCATCAAAATTAAATTGAATGTCACCAATTCTTGGAATATCCCCATGATAAAAGCCCTCTGCACTAGCTAATTCTAAGACAGTTACCACTAACTCTTGCAATGCCCGTTCAACATTGTTCAAATGTGAATTACGTGTTTGATAAGTCATAGAGTTTTCAGAAACAACTTCTGTGGCTGTTTTTAACCCATTAGCTGCATCAAATGAGAATGTACCAGCCGACAATCCGGTTTGCATTTCTAATGTTTTAATAAATTGATTAATGGATTGAATAAATTGATCCGCCCGAATGTCCGTTGATAAGTCGGTAATTTTACTATCATCCATATCACCATTTAAACCAACATAGACATTCTGATCAGTATCAAAAAATTGTACAAACTCGCCACGTTCATTAGTCATCTGTGTTAGATTTTCCGGTACCATGACACGTCTCTGACCCATTTTAACTTCCCAATGGAACTGGTCATATGCATCATTGATTTGGCGTAACGTACTGCGAGCGTTGTCAAAGATTGATAACCCTAACGGTGAAGTAATGTCTCGATTATTAAATCCAAATGGTTTTAAATAAACGAATAATGGACGGGTAAAGTTATCAAGTTCTGAATGGTCTGCTAAGTTGGCATATATTTCATTGGCTGATAATGTTTGTCGTACACCAACAGCATTATCGTCCATTGAGCGATACAGTTCATTATCGATAACATATTTAGTGCCATTCCATGAATGAAACTCTAATAACGTCCAGTAAACAGTATTCTGACCTTCAACTGTGGTTGTTTTCGTTGCAATCGCTGCTTCTGATATATCATTAGCATTTGATTGCAGTGGAAAGAACACAGGCGCTTGCACATAGGCAATCTTAATTTCGTCACCATCTACATAAGGTCGCATTGCTAAACCGCCCAATGCTAGTCCAGACTCCAAATAGCGTTCAAAGTTCTTAATGAAATCATTCTTGGAAAACACGTCATGAACATATTCATCAGCTGACTTATTATCAGCAATCGTAAATGTCATCTGCTCATTAACCAACAACGATGCCATTCGCCTAACCAATACTTGAGCCATGTTTAAGGACGTATATGGACGATGTCTGATCTCCCCATATGTGTTGCGGTAAGTCACGTCTTTGAATTTACCCTCAAAGTATTTTAAGTTCTCACGAATGCGGTCATATTCCGCCTCCGACACGCCAATTCTTGGGTGGTCAGTGATGTTAGTTAATGTATTTATAACGCCCATCTTAGCGCCTCCTCTGCGAAAAAAATTTAAAACGGAATCAACTAATTTCATGGTTCACTCCTTATATTTTTAGTCCTAATAGTCGTGCATTATCTAGTACGAAATACTTAAATGCATCAACCGTGTGGTCATCTACTTTAATTACCCTTGGATCGTCTGTTTCAACTGTCTTTTCATCCCAACGATAATTACGGTGTTGTTCAATGAATACTTTGTTAGATTGATTGTCTAGATAATAAAAACGACCACTTGCTAATAATGAGTAGACACTATCAATCATTGTTGTATTTTTCTTCTTAGCCACTGGATGCCAACCAATACGATAATCTCTGAAATACTGATTACGTAATGCTGCCTCAGCACTATCAATAGTACGTTTAACGATTGGTAATTTACCCCACGGTTTATCAGACTGATTTTTAATAAAATCATGTATCTTAATTGATAAATCACTGGGTGCCAACTTAATTGACTGGCCAGCTGGTGAATAATAATACGTATCTAATAAGATGACTTTTTTCTTAGCTGTCACACCGAATAGCACTACTGTTGTCGCTGAATTAGCATGTCCAGCATCTAACGCATAGGCAACTTGCGTTATTGGATCATCATTTGGTATTTCTTGTAATGGATGAAACATATCCATATTGTAAACGTTAGTTCCTAATCCAACAGCTTCACCTAAAAATTACCAACGATAATAGTCTGGATCACTAACTTTTGATTGTTCAATTTCTTTTACATACTGGTCTGATAGAAACTTCATCTGATCATCCAGGTATGTTGAATGGTCAACTAGCCAACCATCTATTGTCTTGCGTTCCTCAGCCCATTGATTTACCCAATCATACGGATTTCTAGGTGGATTATACGAATAAAAGGTAACAACCTGCTTGTCGTTGGGTAATTTAGCACGAGTATAGGTTAGGCGGACTGTATCCACCTCTTCCCAGCTGTCGAATTCAGCTAACTCTTCAAACCACAATGAGCTAACATATCCCTTAGCTATTTTCTGTGATTTCTGTTTCATAGGATCATCAACCCCAAAGAAATAAAAGCCACTGCCTGTTACCCTATCAACAATCTTTAATGGTGAACGCATATATCGAAAACGTTTTTCAAATCCTAGCGTAAAGATGGCCCATTTAATTTGCTCATACACTGAACCAGCTAATGTATTACCAACTTTACGAAACACAGCAACATTTGCCATTTTATCTGCTAAAAAATCAGTCACGATTTTAATGGAGATGGCAGATGATTTAATTGAAGCTCGACCACCTTTCAATACGAAATTTGAATACTCAGGACGAAAAAACAAATAATCAAAATGTGGATTACTTAAATTAGCAACATTAATCTTCATTATCATGTCCTTCCTTTTGCCTTTCCGCAAATACTAAGTGAATCTCATCATAGGCACTAGAATCTTCTATATACTCCTTAGCCTTAGCTTCTGCGATATCAGCTTCAGCAGTCAGCTTGCGCAATTGTTGTTCCATTACCTTGTCATTATCCGGATAACGTTTCAATATCTCTTTGGCTGCGCTTATCCGTGTTTTAACATCAGGCTCTTTCTCGACCTCTTCAGCGCCCATTGGCGTGCCGATAACAACCGTTTCTTTCACTTGACCTCTAACTACACTAGTTAGGAATTCAACGGCTTCCTTAGCGGTCATAATACGATTATCTTCGATCACTTTCATGCGTTCATCTATGTAATCTTTTATGACAAGTTTTGACAAGTTTTCAGGACCAATTCGATTAGCTGTTCTCTTGCTATAGCCTGCTTTAATCGCTGCCTGTGTCGCATTACCGGACTTGATGTATTCATCTGCAAACCGCTTTTGTTTCTCCGTCAGTTTCATTACATATCACCACCTCGCTTTTTCTTTTGCTCTTCTTCCTTGCGTTTCTTTATCTCTTTGTCAATTGAACCAATAATGTGGTTCTCCATTTGCCTGTACCATTCGTTACTAATCTTTGTTCAACCACCATAGCAACGTGAATATTGCAGCAAGAGCAATGATCCATGACAATATCGAACCAAGCACTACCGCCAACACTATTTTAATAAGCAAGCTAACCATTGCTACGCCCCTTTCATTGCAAAATAAAAAGGCAACAATCTTTTGATTGTCACCTTACATGCAGCTTACTTTTTATTCAATTTCTGCTTGATGTCGTCCATCACTTCTTCAACAACTTCTTTTGCATCAGAAAGTTTGTCCTTAGCTTTTTCAGATACTTCTTTAGCCTTTTCTTCTAGTGCCATAGCAATGCCCCCCTTGGTTAAAATTTTCGTAGCAACGTTACTAGATTATTGTAGGCATACGCATACTATTAATCAATAAATAGGTACTTTACTTTGAACGATATCTGAAAATTGCTGAAACAACCAATACAAGAATAACCGCACCGATGATAGATGGGATTAGTGCCATACCTGCCAGTGAAGGACCCCAAGTCCCAAGAAGACCTTGACCAATCCAAGCACCTAACAAGCCAGCTACGATATTAGCAATCCACCCCATCGCAGCCCCACGATTTGTAATCGCACCGGCAACTGCACCGATAATGGCTCCCACAATTAATGACCAAATCATAATAATTCCTCCATAATGAACATAATAAAATGAAGATTCAAGATAAATCTACGAAATTGTTTATACCATATATATTTCACCTGTATACTTGTCCACTTTTGAAAAGTAAAAAGGCTACCCGATTGGATAACCTTTTATAATTATGTATCTGATGAGTTTCGAACTCATTTCTTACTAAATCAGAATCTTTCACCTCACAGAATGGAGATAAATAATTTATTGCATTACCTAATATGCTACAAATACACGCCTATTCATTCAATCTAATTAATACATAGAAGAACCAACTTATAATGATTGAACATCATTAACGGTCTCTCTAAACGAATAAGTTCAATAGAATTAACTATACCATTATTATTCCCATTATGCAAAGTATTTTATAATAGATAAACTATGCAAGTGGTTAGGATTTGCACCTAACAATCTGATATTTTTCAGAGTTTCTAACCGAGTATTATTAGTAACACTCGGACTTTACCTATTCCGCCACACTTGCTATGAATATTAACCGCCAAATAGCTGCAACCACAAAGACACTAAATGCTACGGACGTTAATATTTACGTGTAACAGGAATGAGCAATCACAAAATTAAGAAATAGGAGGAATTCATATAACTATTTTTCATCTGTTCCACAATACATATTATGCGCTGTTTTTAGGCTTGTAACCGCCGTTTTCCCGCCATAATACTGACACCGTTTTCGACTGTTGAATATAAATGACCTGCAATACCGCTTTTGAAATCATCACGCCACCTTAAACAAGTCCGTTCCCCGATATGTTCATTCAGTGATATTTCAACCCAACTTTGCCCTTTGCCATAGTAGGCTTTCAACACTCGTTGTTGTTTTGCAATGGTAATGACGTAAAACGAGTCTATGATGTCTTTTTGCAATATCCATTGTTGTAATTGCGTGTCTCTTTGCTCACGTATCATGCTCAACTCAATCGGATTGTTGTAGTCGTTTTGTTTGCGCCCACCACCGATATTTTCATCAGGCGTACGATTGACATTGTATTGTATTTCCATTTTGCGTAACTTGATATTTGCTTCTAATCGCCCTGTAAAATAATCGCTTAATACTTTATCCAACACATCCGCCATGGCGCACCTCTCTTATGTTTTACTATTCCATAATTATACCATATAACTAATGTATTCTTAAATGGAATAGTTAAAACAAAATAAAAAGTCACTACATTTCTGCAACGACTAATCATTTTAATATTTACTTTTAAACTAATGGTATCAAAACCAGATTCGTTAGACGTGTTCTGATAATACTACAGCTAATTCTTCAATTTCTTCTTGTTCAACACTGCTAAAACGATCTAATGACGGTGAATCAATATCAATAACACCATAAATTTCGTCATTTTTAAAAAGGGGAACTACTAACTCTGACTTGCTATTTGCATCACACGCAATATGACCAGCGAACTCATGAACATCCGGAACAATGATACTTGTTTTTTTCTCAAAAGCTGTTCCTACTACTCCTGATCCTGGTTTAATATGCATGCATGCAACATTACCTTGAAATGGTCCTAAATCCAATTCGTTAGTTTCAGAATTATAGATATAAAATCCTGCCCAATTAACATTTTCATAACTCTGAAAAATCAAGGCAGATGCATTGGCAAGGTTGGTAACGACATTCTTTTCTTCTTCTAGAAGTGACTCTAGTTGCTTGGCTACTAAACTTTTAACATTAATCATAAAAATCCTCTTTCTCATTTATACGAAAATTCTAACATACATTGATAATTTACATATCAACTATTCATCACTTATTGCCTCGCCAAACACTCCAAAAACGTCCGTATACAGCCGTTGCTAGGTAGAAACTCATAGTTAGTAACATAGGCAAAGAACTTGCTGAATAGCCTGCAAATAGTGCTGACACCCATAAGGCAATATTGACAAAGTCAGACAACAACCAAAGCGTGTAACTATCCCCGTATCCTTTGAAAACATACAAACTAGCAGTTGCTCCAATAATCAACACAATACTGTCCCATAGTGGATTGCTGTCTCCTAGCGCTGTATATGCCATCATCATTGGATACCAAGCGATTAAGATAAAACCTAATGTCAATATCCAACCTGTCTTGCTTAAGAACTTCACACCGTTCTCAATCTTATGTCCCCATGTTTTCCAAGTGAAGATAAGCGGTAAATCAATCAAGGCAATAAATACCAACTGATCTAACACACTAGCATAATGTCCTGCCGTCCAATTGATATAGATGAATCCAATTGCACTGATTAGTCCTAGCAGTCCATTAATTGGCTTACCAATCATCATGTAAACTGTACATGCTGAACCTACCAGTGTTGCGACCAGTGTAATTGTTGATAGTCCTGTAATAGGTGCCGATAGATAGAACGCCAACTGTACTCCAATGATGAATGCCAGCATGATTCCACCAGCTGTATTAATACTTCTTAACTCTTTCCCTAACCACTTTAAATAACTCATTAATCTATCCTCTTTTTCAATTAATTAACTATAACTAATTTTTAAACCGCACCTACCACAATACCTTAATTGTTACTAATTTTTCAAGAAATATTTTTAAGAGTTACTATGCTTTATCCACCATTAGCCTTCCTCCTGACCGTTTGCAGCTAAATCAAACGCTACTGGTACAAATCCGTAATTATCGCCATAAATTATCGTACGTTTGTCTAACAAATTTGTTGCTTCTTCAGCTGTCATGTGTACATCTTGATGAATTGAATGTAACTGACCATGTTCCACGAAAGCTGCACTATAAAATCTAATCATTAGTCCACCTCTACTTGAACCACTTCCTGATGAGCATTAGCCCAACTCTCAGCTTCTTCACGGGTATCAAAATAGGTAGCCCAACTATAGTCAAATTCTACAGATGCATTTGTTAGTTCAGCTGAACTGATAACCAATCGAACATAGGAATGCCTGTTATTATTGCCTACCTCTTTACTCCTCACAATCCACTTCTTAGGTTTCTCAACTTCGAATACATCTTCTTTTTTTGAATATTTTTCAAGTTGTTTTACTGGTATCCTTAAGAATTCCTTCTCATTAAACAACACATATCCTTTCCCAACGATAAAAGATACATTATCTGGTAAATCAATTACATATTTAGTCATTAGTAGCCTCTCTCAATCATCTTTCGTGCCTCTCGCACTGTTTCAGGTTCTTCATACGCTTTAAATTCGATCCAGTCACGATAGCCACGGCTTTGAGCGAATTCATTCAGCTGTTTCATCTTTTGCATTTTCATACGGGCTCGCAGTCTTTCCACCCTCGGCTGTTTGTTGTTAGTTCTCCCAATTTATTTCGACTCTGGGGTTATCTTTATCAATACCTCTAAAATCGTCATACGTCGCCACCACAAAGTTTAAATTGTCGTTTGGCATAAATACCTGCCCACGAACTGAACTTGCCTGAAAGGCGTCAAAAATGAACTTATGCGTAAACGTCCAGTTATCTAAGTCCGTGCGTCTGTCAGGCAAGTACCAGTCAAACTTAAATTTAGTCTTTGCTCCAATCGGAGTTAGTCCATCGACCATTGCTTGGTCAACTAGTGGCATGATTTTAGCTTGAATTTGATGCTTACGCTTGTTGGCAATCATTCTTCCAGCACGCATACCATGGATCATAATCCAATTATTTAAGGTCATTTTGACTAACCGCATCTTGCCTTGCTTTTCATTGGCAAAATAAATGCAGTTAGTGGAATGATTAACTTTGCCATTAAGCTACCCGCACAATCTTAAAATCACTGGGCTTCATGCCATAAACAGTTGCTAGATATTCTTGTTGGTATGCCACCTGTTTCAAAGAAAATGCACCCCAATATCTATCTTCATTCAAAACATGGGCGTGTAGTTCATATTTTGGTTTTTCGTCCACCATTACACCTCCCTAACATCTGCCATATCGGTCATATCAATGACATGGTTTGGGTTGCTAGGAATTAACCTAGACAACGTTGCCATATCGTATTTTTTTGTTAAAGCTAACTCATTATCATTAGATGTGATAATCGTTGTTTTACCTTTTCTAGCGTCTGCTAGTCTAAATAACATGCCAGCCATTTTTTCTTTGGCTTCCCTTTGCGTATCTTTACCAAAATCATCAAGGATCAGTACGTCAACTTCTCGCATGTATTTCTCGACAACTGCTAGCTGTTGTTGCAATTTTTCATCATGGAATGATTGATACGTCATGTCCCGCCATTCAATCACAGACACAAACATATTCGTACACTTATCACTTAATCCGTCCATAATCGCCAAAGCTAATGAAGTTTTACCTGTGCCTGCTTCACCATTCAAAAAGACATTAAATGGTTCTACTGCCAGTTGACGCATAATGCGATAAGCTTGATTACCAACTTCTTTTGCTCGTTGTTCATTGGCTTGTTTTTCGGGCAACCAGTCACTAAATTTAAATGACCGTGCCTTTTCTTCACCCCATAGACTTGCTTTAATATATTTCGTGCGGTCTTGTTTTTGCCATTGTTGCGTAAACATAGCAGCTTCCTGTTTTTCTTTTTCTACTCGTTGTTCAGGCGTTAAATGAATAGGTTCAAGACCGCGTTTTTTTAATTGGCGCACCCAATTTTCAGCTAGTGGCATGTTGCTCACGCTTTCTTTGGCGGTCAGCTAACCATTTAGCTTGCTCAGGGGTTAAATCACTTTCGGCTTGTCGATTAGACTGGTTGTCCTGCCAATTTTTTTCGTCTTTCTCATATTGTTCCAACGTCAGAATGTTTTTAGACAATTTATTATTTAAAATACCGTTGATATAACTAACGCTGTTTTTACCTGCTGCACTTGCTACTTCAATAGCTTTTAGTAAAACTTCTATTTCCATGCCGTCTTGTTCATGAAATGCAATCAAATTATCAAAAGCGACTGAATTAGGACTGATAAAAATGCCGTTATCCTGTAATGAATTTAAAAGTTGCGTTTTGGCAGGAGTGACGACAGATAACTGCTTGTTATCTGTCTCTTGTTCTCTCTCTGTCTCTATATCTAACTCTTTATCTATCTCTATCTCTATCTCTTTCTCTACGTGACCCAACCGTGACCTAGGTGTGACATTGTCACGCTCGTTAGTTTTTGAACTAACTAATTGACGTTCTCTTTCACGTTGTCTGCGCTTTCGTTCAGTAGATGAGCTTTCAGATCCAACCATGTTTTTCATAGATACTAATTCAACTTCATCTGTACCACTATCAACCAGGAGCCCCTTGTTATGCAGATAATTTACAGTCACTTGAACGTTTTCATAATCTTCATCAATGTCTAATGCAATTTCTTCAATGAAATTGCTTGAAACACCTTCAAAGTATAATTTGCCATCAGTTTGTAAACTTTTAAGCAACATCTTTAAATAAATCACTGTGTAAGTGTCGCCTCCTGCAATTCTGCGCAAGGCTTTTATTTCTTTTCTGCTAAAAAAATTTTCTGGAAGCTTTAACCAAGAATATCGTTTATAACTCATTTTCAACCTCCTAGAACGGCAATTGGTCTTCAAAGTTATTGCCGTTGCCATACCCCTGTGATCCACCAAAATTATTTTGCTGTGGTTGTTGGCGTTGTTGATTGAAGTTTCCTTGTGGTGCTTGCTGTTGGTTGAAGTTATCTTGCTGTGGTTGACTAACCCCGCCTTGCTTACGTTGGTCAGTCACTTCCTTGCTTTCTAATAGCGAGAAGTTATTAACGACAACTTCGGTAACGAATACTTTTTGCCCTTGCTGGTTATCATAGCTACGTGTTTGCAAACGTCCTTCCAGTCCAATCAATGAACCTTTAGCCGTCATATTTGCCATGTTTTCAGCGCTCTTACGCCAAATAACAAAGTTAATAAAGTCACTACCTCGTTCGCCGTTACTGTCAGTAAATGAGCGTTCAACTGCTACTGTTGCACTAGCTACGGCTGTACCTGACGTGGTGTATTTCAACTCCATATCTTTAGTTAGTCTGCCAGTTAGTGTGACGTTGTTTATCATCGATTTCCTCCATTCGTTTGTAGGTCATAATGCCTAGCTGATTTAATGTTTGTGGATCTAATAAAATTCCCTTAACGTGGTATTTTTCTTTGAATGTTGGCCAACCTAGTTTGTGGGCCTCTTGATGATGTTCACGACATAAAGCGATTAAATGCTTTGGACGATGGTCAACTAAATTACGATCATTACCCATGCCGACTGTGTCGAGATGATGAACATCAGCGTGCTTGCCACAAATAACACATGACCGATATTTCAACGATTGATACATATACATATCCAAATCATCTTGATAAGTAAGTCCGCTATGTGACATTGGTATGTGGTTTCTTATCGCATAATCAAGTAAAAATGTGATAAATTCCCTTGCAGTTGTCATATCAGCATTAGCAAAACTGAAATATGGTGTCCCAGTTTCAGCGGTGAAATAGTATTTCAACCATTCCTTACACTCTTCTGGTACATACCCTGACCACCTAGCAATTTCACCAATAATTGCATAAGCCTTTTTGCGTTGAACATTGCTCAAATGTCGTTCATCTTGTACATTAACCACAACCTGTGGTTGGTCTTCGGTAGTAAACAGGGACAAGCTTGCCAGCTCTTCACGGCTTTCAAGCGTGACCGCTATTTGATTACCTTTAATCGCTGTAATTCGTCCCCAAAGTTCCATTACTTAATACCTGCGTCATTGATTGCGAATATTGCGGCACCAGCTAATACAGAAGCCTGTGCTGCTGTTAATTTATCCAAATCAGAATTATTATTATGTTTTTCTGTCATATTTGATGTGGCAAAAATTTGTGGTAATTTTTCCTTTGGTACTTCTTTCAATTTTTCCTTAAGCTTGGCAATAATTGCCTTGCGCATATTTTCTTGATTAATTTGTTCCTGCTTCAAAGCTGTGATTGCCTGTCCGTCGTCATCATCATCAGCCACTACTCCGAATGCGGCTGACAAACTTCCACGTTTAGCATAAGTCAGGTTTGCTAGCGTTTGTGCTGGCGTAGATCCTTGCTCATACGTAACACCATCAATATGGAGCGTTTCTCCTGATGAGTGAATAATATTTGTAATAACCTGATGTGTAATTTTCCCATTTGCTGTTAACTCAGTACTAGTCGACTGATTATAGGTAATTGGCACCTCCGCAGCTTTAATCGCTGACCTTACTGCACGGTCAATGTCATCAAGCCCTGCGTATGGTCCAAAGTGACCTTGCTTTGTTTTAGCGGGTTGAACCAAGCTCAACTGCATTTTTACTAAATCTTCATTTAATTCTGGTGTTGGTTGCCATTCTATTGATTTGTTCATTGTCGTTCCTCCGTATCAACTCGAATGCTGTTATCTTTGATGTAGCGTTCAAATTCCTCAGGTTTCAAATACCGTCCTGATTCAATTTCTCTCACATCAAGTTCGCCTAACTCGATCTCTTCGCCGTATATGGTGTATCCCCAGGGCAATTCGTCTTCTGGTGGGTCTATTAAATCATTTGGCATGTTGTACTCCTTGTGTTAAATTAGAAGGGTAATAGTAATTACCTTTTATTTACCTGAACGTCTGATCACTGCAATGGTTAGACGTTTTTTTATGTTCTTCCTGCCAACGCCCTTCATATTTCTTTGAATACATTCTGTCGTGTGATAGGTGCAACTTTTTAGCAATCACTTCTAAGTAATGACTGCGGTTGCTGTTTTTTATGTTTGGATATTTGTTGCGCATCTCAGCAAATTGTTGATAACGTTTCTCATATTCATCAGTTAACTCTTGATGTCTATTTGCCATTCACTACCTTCTTTACCTTGATACCGTCAGCTTTTGTCTTTCCATCAACTAGGCAAATAATTACCCAGCAGATGATGCGCAAAATGCCTTGTAAAATATCGAGTAGTTGCGATCTGTGCGTATAAATCAAATAGATCACGCACATTACACCAATCGTTGGCAAAATCGCTGCTAATGTTGCCATGCCTAGTAACTGAATGAACATTGCTATTTCTGCTAACATGTTATCCTCCCCATTCCTTTAATCGTTTTAAGCTATACCTGTTAGGCATTCGTTCAATATTCATTGCTGTAAATTCTTTGTCGTATCGAACTTTTTCATCGAAATAACTACGTGATACTGACAACAAACCAGCTGCTTCATCTGCCGTGACAAGTATCTTGTCTTTGATTTCAAATTTTGGAACTGGCTTTGCCATAATCAACCTCCTTTCTTTGTTGCTATAATTTAATTTGTGAGTGTCGCAATTCTTCCCTACATTGATGAAAGGAAAAGTAATGGATGTATAATAAATTTCTTTCTCTTCTGAAAGATAACGTGGTTTTATCTATCACTATGTCATCTGGCGTATTTTGCCTACTTTCGTTATTTTGTTATACTGTTCATAGCAACATTAATGTTTTGTTATCTTGAAAGGAGCAATTATTTATGGGAATCACACCAAACAAGGAATTAGAGCTTCACGATCTTCGTCATCAGTTAGATACATCACTGCGCAATACTGTTAAACATGTAAGTGGTCAAGCTAGCATTCGACTAGCTGACTTTCCCTCTCTAACTACTGATGAAATAGTTTCTGAAGTTAAAAATAGTGGTCATACTGTTCAAAATATTGACAACACCTATTTAACTTTTAATTAATCCTCTATCGAAAAGTAACTTTTAGGGAGTTTATTTTTTCGATAGTCTCACTAACCTGTTCGCACTGCTTTGCTAGTATTTCGGACAGGTTTTTTTAGTCCATCTAAACCAGATGTCGACAATTGAATTGGTTGGATAAAACCAAACTCTATTATCAGACTCTTTAGCTGACTCACGTTTAGTTATATAACTTTGCCGAGTGAATCCCTTGCCGGATTCCTTGGCTTTTTTACTGCTACATGTAGATACATAACATTTGCTCCTTTCTGTTTATTTATTATCAAGTTGTTATATATTTTTCAGTTAAATAACTTATCATTATCTTTTTGAATGTTAGCTCTTTATAATGTACTTATATAATTTGTATTCGTACTTTTCTAAAGTTGATTAAGAAGGAGAAAATTATGAAAGACCATAACTTAAGATTGACCTCTGATGATGGAATTTTAACTAAGAAAGGTTGTGAAATTTCATCTGGATTTTGGAAAATTAGAGAAACAACCAGTAAGGGTGCAATTATAATTTTTGAAATATTTCCTAATGGAAAAAGTACTATTAAATCAAATTTTAAAATCGCATATTTTGAAGACACATTCGAGATAATTTATGATGCACCAAATGCTGAATTTATTGATGAAGCTTTCTAATATTTTGTAAAAATACATTCTGTTAAGCTTTTCTATCTCATACAAACTCCTACACCTCCAATTCAGTTTGTAAGTTCAAATCACGTACTTGTAACGCCAAGTTAGTTGGCAACTGCCATGCCTTGATGTAACTCATACCCTCATCAAACTTCGATAATGGCAATGCGTCATAACGTGGTACCTCGAAGTAATCTTTAAAGTCGCCACCAATTTGTCGGAACGTCTTGCCACTAAGATGTCGATAAGCGTTTGACTCAAAGCCACCTAGCAAGGTAACGACATGCCGCTTACGTGCTTGCTCTAATGATTTAGCTTGTGATGCCGGTAACCCGAAACGGTCTTTCAATTCATCAACTGTGGTTTCAACTTCATCAATGCGCCTATTTGTTTCCTTATTAACGTTTTGGATAACTTGAACCATTTCTGCGTTATTTTCTGGCAAACGTAATGCTGATTGATTTTTGAGTGCTTGTTCCATTTCGTTGAATGCTTGAATGTAACGAAGTTTGAATTCAGTCGCCTTTTGTCCTGTATACCCCATTACCAACAATGTGAAACCATCTTTGTCCATTTGGTACATTTGGTATTCACGACCTCTATCACTTAAATATGTTGTTTCTTTAAACATATTTTTCACGGCCGAATTTTCGGCCATGAGATTTTTGATTGTTTCAAGGACATGCTTATGTTTCTTTTCGAATGAGTTTGCTATCTGTAATGATGTTGTAGTTGCTACTCCATTTTGAAGCTCAACCAATTGTTCTGTTTGTGTCATGTCGTTTCCTTCTTTCTTTATTGATATAATTAAATTTGTGAGTGTCATTTTTATATTGATTTATAAATACTAAGGAGCCGTTAATAATGATTAATCCTAAAGATGTTGAATTACATCATAATCATCGAAAATTACTTAAATACATTTCGAAACATTCAAATTCAGATTCACAAGACTATATTGATCTAACAAAAGCGCCTCGCAAAATAAGTCGTAAATTGCCACTGAGATTATGTTTTTTATCTACATAAGCAAGGATTGATTTATATTTATTGGGATATCAATGAAAAAAATGGTAATTCAATTGCACATTACGAATTAGTAAGAATTAACCAAAACGGTGACGAATATTTTAAATGGCGATGGGAACGTTTTAGAACTTTTTTGAATCGCTCAATATTAGTACCCATGATAGTAGCCATCATTACAGCCTTGATTACTAACGGGATTGTCTATTTAATCAAATAATTTAATAACGAATAAACTAACATAGTTACAATTGATGGGATGACAACAGGTAAAACGTATTCCAAGATTTTAACTATTTTTTTTAACGCAAAATGTTGCTTCCAAAGTCGCTTCTCACGCTTATTTTGAAGCTGATTCATGTGAATACCCTCCTTAAATTTCAACTCCTAGAATTTTGGCAAGTTTATTTTGTAATTCAAAATCTTTTGGTGTAGTACCACCATTTACAGCTCGGCTTATTTGTGATTGTTTAGTCCCTAGCATTTCAGCTAGTTCGATTTGAGAAATATCTCGCTCTACAATTCCTTTACGCAAAGCTTTTTTTACATTTTCTTTTGCAATTTGTAATTGATTCATGATGAAAGTCTCCTTTCTGTATATTTTTGATAAACTATATACATCTCTTATAGAAAGGAGGTGTATATATGAGTTACAACAAATCAGTTGATTCTATGGAATTTATAACTAAATTCGCTGAATCACTTCAATCGATGATGGATGAGATAACCAAATATATTCCGCTCACTATCGCTCACATGAGCAAACAGATGAATGAATCTATGAAGTCAATTCCATATAAACAGATTGTTAAAAACTACCAACCCTTGTTTTAACAATCTACAATGCAGGCGATCAGTAAAATTCAAAGAGAACAAATAGCCAACCTCAGTAAACAAATTATTGAAATAAACAAAATGAGTTTGCTAGCTTCACAAAGTGAAATTACTATTGATGAACCGGATGAGTTAATTGATGAAGAAGTACTAGTTCCTACCGCCATAGAAACTAAAGCAAACAATTTTGCCATTTGGATAAACCTTGTTGAGAACCACCCCATATTGGCAATTTTGGTTACTGACCTCTTCTATCACTACGTTCGTGACCCAGTTTGGAATTACGTAGATGCACACTACATATTTCCTACCGTTTTAAGTTGGTTGAAATGGTTAGTTCAATTCATCAGTTTCCCATAATATTTTTTAGGCCTCTTTTTAGGAGGCCTTTTCTTTTCTCCTTTCTGTATAATCTTTATCAAGTTGTTGCAATTAATTACACGGTTGTGTACAATAAGAGCATAGTTAAACAAACACAGAAACCCTATATATCAACATTCGCTCGCCAAAGCTTTGATTATTTTAGGTCTGTTTTTTGTTGCTCAATTACTTGATGAATTAAATATACAGTACAGTTGTGTACTTTGCAAGTGTTTTTGTGTTATTTTGTGTAATTTAATTTGTCAAATCACGGAGATCCTTGATATGACTACATTTGAAAGAATTAAACAAGTTGCTAATGAACGTGGCTTCAATTTGAAACAGACTGCACTTATGGCAGGTCTTTCAGAAAATGCTTTGTACAGGTATAACCAAGGTGTTGAACCTAAATACGCAACAGTAAAAGCTGTTGCTGACGTCCTAGGCGTATCAGTCGACTACCTATTAGGTAATACTGACGATATGCACAATATCCAAAAGAATGACGAACCGATAGATCTATACACTGTTACAGATGATGAACGTGACCGTATGATTTCAGCAAACGGACAACCAATTTCCGATGAAGATTGGGCAATCATTAAGGCTGTCCTTGCAAGGTACCCAAAGCGTGACTAAATGATAGGAGAATTATTAAACGATATTAATGATTTAGATTATGACTACATTGCCTTGCCTATTTCACTACCATCTGTTACGAACTGGCAACGCAAGGTTGTTATTTATAATCCTGATCTAGTCACGCCTTATTACTTGAAACATGAAATCATCCATATTAAGGAAAGACATCACCACAGACTATTTGCCTTTAATGGCAATGATGAGCGTAACCCGAATGAACGTGACGCTGAAAATGAAGCTATTCATGAATTAATGCAGCACCATATCAACACAGGTGGTCGTTTCAATTACGTCGATTTCATGCTGATTTATGGTGTACCTGCCCACTTGGAACAATCAGTGATTGCTGAGATGTCAGACATTAACATGTATGCAATTTAAAAAGCCACCCGCTGAGGTGACATACATATACGTGCAAGCCTGAACCACGTTAAAAGCTGTGTGGGGTTATGACATGAATAAAATCATTAAAACGGGCGCAGTTGTTTTGACCACGCTTGCTTTAACAAGCAGCACACTAGAAACAGCTACAATTTTTTCAGGGGATAATACCGTTTCTGCAGCAAAGAAACATAAAAAATCTAAGAAACTAACCGATGGTAAAACGGTTAAGTTGCATGATATTAACATTAAAATAACTAGTTGGAAAGTCATTCCGGTTGGTCAAAAAGGTAATGAATATGGTAAAAAACCAATAATTGCATTTTGGTATGACACTACTAACAAAACTGACAAAGAGATTGACCCAATAAGTGCATGGTTAGCAGTGTTTAATGTTTATCAAGACACTAGTCAGTCACAAGTAAATGAACTTGAAGTTGGTAGTTTGCCTGATGAACAATTCTTAGATACACAAACTGAAGCCATCAAGAAAAATGATACAGCACCAAATGCCATTGCCTATGAACTTGATAGTGAGACTGTAAAGGTTAATTTGAAAGCACACAAAGGTGACGGTGGTAAGTTAATTGCTAAACAAAAAATCGCTATTGAACAAGCAATGAAAGATGCAAAATCACAACCAACACAAAGTACACCGTCTGATGATGGTGTTCAATAACAAATAAAAAAACACGCACACCCCATCGCCAAACAGTAGTGTACGTGCATTCCCATATTAACAAAGCGAAGATTCCTGCGCTTTTATTTAACGTGTCTATTATAACAGACCTAGATACGTCTTTAAACTATCTATATTTTTTCAAGAGAGGTTAGGTTTAAATTAATATGGCAAGCATTTATAGACGTGGCAAAAGTTACACCGCCAGCGTTTCTGTTAAAGATGGACCAAAGTACCGTAAGAAATCTAAATCTGGTTTCAGAACTAAATCTGCTGCAAAAGCATGGGCAGTTGAAATGGAAAATTACAAAGCTAAGGGTTTTGTGTCTTTTGATGAAAGTCAACCGTTATCAGAATATTTTCATGACTGGTACACTACCTATAAATTAGATATGTCTCGTGCCACACAGATGTGGTATCACACAACTGAATTGTATATCAAAGAACATATGCAAAACGTTACACTTGGTTCACTAAACCGCCCTACTTTTCAGCGATTTTTGAATACACTAGCTAAAAAATATTCAGTTGAGACTGTTAATAAAGTACGTAATATCATGCACCAAGCTATTAAATCAGCCATATATGACGACATCATCTTTAAGGATCCGATTGATGGTATCTATGCCAAAGGTAAGCAAGGTAAATCTAGCGACCTTAAATATCTTGAAGAGCCACAGATGAAAGCATTAGTTGATTACATTCAATCTATTAACTTAACGGACCGAACCGATTCAGACATGATGATATTACTAGCCTTGAATACCGGTGTCCGCTATGAAGAAGCTGCAGCCTTAACTTGGCAAGATATGAATCAAGGTGTTATTTCCATTAACAAAGCCTGGGAACAAGTTGAGCGTGCTATAAAAGAACCAAAGACTAAGTCATCAGTTAGAAAAATTTCGGTGCCTGCAACATTGCTTGAACAATTTTATACGTGGAAACGCCCAGAAAGAGCCACAGACTTCGTTTTTGGCATGCCGAGACCAATTACAAGTGCAGCAGTTAATAAACGCTTAAAAGTCGATTTACAAGCAATTCAATCACCTAAAATAATTACCTTTCACGGACTGCGCCACACACATGCAAGTTGGCTATTATCTCATGGCGTGAATATTCAATACGTATCTGCCAGATTGGGACACAAATCAGTTGGTATGACCTTACGAGTTTACACTCACATGCTGGATAATTTGAAGCGAGAAGAAGATGAAAAGTCGGTTAATCTGTTGGAAAATTTGTAG